TTATAGTAGAATTTGCATCGATGTGCTCATACCAACCTAATACTGCTCCTGTACCTTTCGATACGACATAGTTATTCATGATGTCGAGGTGATGTACAAGAGGCACATCCGGAGAATTGTGGACAAGAACTATATCACCTTCGATGTTAACAACTGCAGGCTCGTTCAAGTATATATCTTGAGTACCTTGTATAGTGAAACTCAAGTCATTGAGAACTCCTGAACCTAATATATTATTGGTTAGATATTTTGTCTTAGCCGCTATTAGATCCGATTGTTCATGTATATCTTCAGCGACAAAAGGAAGTGAGTTATAGTGACGTATACCACTATAGAGTTTTTCTTCTGAGTATTGATTACTTATATGCATCTATTATATAACCTCCTCTCCTAGAGCTGAATCATACAGTACGAAGAATCCAGGGTACTTGCTGGTCTTTTCAATTAAGTTACCTTCTTTGTCATATAAGTTCCTTACTATAGCATAGTACTCTTCTGACGGAGTACAATACGTGTATTTCATAGATGATAGCTTAGTATCTCTTTTTCTTAAATTGTAGATATACCTTGTAGAAGTATTGATATATCTGATAAGAGTGAGTCCTGTCTCATCATCGTAGTAATGCTCTTCAGATTGACTGATCTTAGTCACAACTTTCATTGCTAAGTCTCTCACGTCATAATAGAATTTATTATTCTGCACTACATTCTTAATTAGTTTTGTGTACTTAAGGAAAAGATTCAATCTACCAGACCAAGTAGTCCTAGAGTCTGCAGAAAGAGCTGCATTTCCACTGAAGATCAATCCATTAATTGTGTTACTTACTATCTCTTTTATGTAGATATTGATAATAGTTCTATGAGGATCATAGATGAAATGACTTGAAGAGTCTCCTACGACATCACCAGAGCTCATGATATTTCTTATAGTATTCTTGAAATAGATTCTAGTACCTGCAGCTACCAGTTCTTTCAACAAGAAATCCTTTAGTTTATCTAAAGGATACTTATTATTGAATAGTTCAATTTCATAGACTCCAGGTCTGTTTACATTATTGTCTTGGAACACATGAGTTCCTGACCAGCTAGATATACTATAACGGAATAGATTATAAGAAGGGATATTTACTTTTACCTCTTTAGGTAAATCTCCTCCATAGTATTTCCACATATTCTCGATACTATCGATAGAACCTCTCCTATTATAGACTTTCAGTATATTATCTATAATAGCTATTTGCTCTTCAATCCTAGCTTCATTGCGTATGCTAAATTGGAACTGTTCTATGATAGCTTGCAGAATATCTAACCTATTTTTATTAGGAGAGACTATTTCAGGAAACTTAATAGTTAGTTCATAGAGTTCTTCTAATCTCCAGGTGATTATCTCTAATAGAGTTTCTTGAACAGGAGTACTGAACCTCTTTAATGGAGGCAGTAATTGAGATTTAATATAGGTCCTTATATCCATGAGATCCTCCTTAATTTAAGAGATATTTACGGTCAGTTTTCCTAGAGTAATTACAGATAGAGGATCTACTGATATTTTCTGACTAGGTACTATAGAATCTACGTAACGGATATTAGGCAGACTACCTACGAGAGCTATTATTTCATTCGGATTAAAGTCTTCTCCTATAGCTCCTTTCCTAGCTCTGAAATAATTCGTGATAGCTTCTGTAACTTCGTACTCATAGCTCTCATTAGATTCATACTGCTTTACATTTATAGTGATATTCACAGGAGTCATACTAGGAGTCAATACTTGTAAATTCGTAGGAGGTATCATCTTATCAGAAAGATAATCATAGACTTGTTTAGTTAGAGTCTTATCCTCTGTCAGATCTCCTTCAGGGATTATCAGTACTTTCACCTCATAGTGTAGTAAGTTTAACTCCGGATCTGAATTAATATCATAAGCAACTGCATCAGCAACTCCTACTACATTCTTCGCTAGATTCTCAAAATCTGCAAGAGTCACTGCTCTTCCTTGAGCTTTTATCACTCCAGGAGCGAGTGCTGTGATTTCCTCATCTTCTTGAGGACCTGATCCTCCTGCAGAAGGTTGCTTATTGTATAGAGTATAGTCTAGAGTAGTACCGTAGAAATCAACTATAGCCTCTTTGAATCTTGTTAATGTGTAAGCTCCTACTTGACCAGATTCTCCTAGAGTGTACATATAACCTATTTCTAAAGAATCTGTGAGCTGAGGAGCATACCCTCGTTCCCCATCTCCGAACAATATAGTTACAGTTCCATCGTAATTAAGATTTACTTGATAAGCTTTCTCATTAGCTCCTGCGAATGCTATACTATCAACTCTTTTCCATAGATTTCCTAGATCGTCGTATATAGTGATTGTATCTGTATCTATATTCGAACGGACTAATATTACCTTCTGATCTTCAGGGAATTCTACGTCTGTACGATACTTAGTTAATCCTGTACCTGCGTATATAGTATACTCCATAGAACCTTGTACACAAGGTATCTCTAAGCTTTCTGTATTTGATGGTATATGAATATCTTCTGTAGTAAGGTATTCAATATCTCCTACGTAATTCGTAATAATTGAATGTTTAGGGATACGTGTAGTTGAGTCGTAGAGTTTATTAAATACCATAGTACAAGTCGTCCTAGCTCCTTTAGCGGATCTTATCTCATAACCTAATTGTTGAGCTAGCCTAAATATATTCTTTCTTTCCTTTGCTGTAGATAAGAATGATTCTAAAGCTTGATGATCCTGATAGAACTGTATCATGTCTGCTAGAGCATGAACGTAATCTAGCAAGACAATTCCAGGATCTGTTGCGTTAAGGTCAGTCCATTGCCCTTTACTTAATGCAGGTATCTGTACTAACCCTTCTTGTCTAGATCTTTCGTAATCTCTTTGAGTGTAACTAAATATCTTATTCCCTTCCATGATCCACCTCAGTCTATATAATTCGTTCTAGGAGTATCGTAAGTCTCAAGTTTATAAGGATATACGAAGTTCCCTTCAGTCTCTGTATTTATGATACGGTAGTCTATGTAGATATATAAAATGCTATTATCTTTAGCTATATCTGAATCTAAGAATTTTATAGAAGTAATTATGATACGAGGCTCCCACATTTCTATATCTCTTGTGATAGTCTCTCTTATTTTAGTTAATAGTATATCATCAAAAGGATCAAACCTATATTTGAGCAAGTCAGAACCGAATGCAGGGTTCATTAATCGAGAGCCTTTTGGAGTTTCGAATATCATTAGAAGACTATGATTGATTCTCTCTATCTCTTCACTGAACGCTACTCCCTTATTTTGAGTTGCACTATAAGGGAATCTAAGACCTTTTCCTATTAATAATCTTCTAGTATTATTCCTATACATATTACCACCTCACTATCGTGATATAAGATCCAGGTTCATCAGGTTCATCTGGAGGATCAGGTTGATCAGGCTCATCAGGTTCATCTGGAGGATCAGGTTGATCAGGTTCATCTGGACTATCCGGATTGATCAATTTATTGATCCTATCTTCTAACCTGAATATCTCAGTCTCAGGTGCAGGGCAGACTCCGTTCACACATACATTTCCTAATAAATCTACATCTTGAGCTGATATGGTTATCTTGTGATCTTCATTAATTTCAATAGAACTATCATCAAGAAGCAACTTCAGAGTACTCGTAGGTCTATCATAATAGAACTCCATCTTATCTTCTTTATAAAGGAGTACTAGATCTTTGTTGATAGGTAGCTCATTTATAGCATACGAGCCTCCTATATATACAGGAGACTCCTTATCTCCTCCTTCGAAGAGAACCCATACTATATCATGTAGTTTAGGGATATTAACAGAACCTCTACCTTCAGCTACAGGGTTCAATACTATAGGTCTCGCCCAAGGTAATAGATTTACTGCATAAGTTAAAGCTCCATGAATAGAAGGAACTCTTACTCTGCATCTGCCTAGATTCTTAGGATCATCGTTAGCTTCCACGACTCCTCGATACAAGTTATTGTAATTCATCATTATTCATCACCTTTAACTTTTATCTTAGCGAATATAGCGTCATGTTTATCGGATCGACCTTTCTGAACAGCTTCATAGAGCCATATATCAAGTATCTCCGCTCCTCTCACAAGTATCTGATCTACTTTAGTAGAAGGCTTTACTCGCAACCCTTCAGTAGTCCTCATTACTTGTCCGTCATTAACAGTACTGAACCCTAGATTTTTCAACTTGCTGAAGTCACTCATATTGAAGTCGCCAGCGATCACGACGACATCTTCATGTTGTAGGGTATTGTTTTCGATCAGCTCTACTATTTGATCCATCTGTTCTTTTCTTGTAGGATCTTGATAATGAAGATGTGTATGATAGAAACTAATTCCATTGAGTACTCTATAATGGAATTTTCTAGCTTCGCCACTTCCGCTTAGATCTCCTTTAGCTAGTGCTCCACTACCGTCACCTTTCCATAAGATACAATGTCCATAGTTCTTTATAGTTTCACACATATCATAATTCATACCTGCATGAGAAGCTATAGCCGCAGCTCCATCAGGAGTGACCTCTTGTAGACCTACGATATCACAGTCTTTTATAATTTCTGCTATATCTGAGTATTTCGTATCTCCGTAAGTACCTCTCTTGATATTAAAAGTACAAATGGTTAATTCGTAAGGATCCACTGTACCTGAATCAGGATCTACTAATTCGTCATATACACTCACACCTTTGTTACGATAAGAATTTAAGATGAGCTCTCCATCTATATCTCTTCTAGTTGTGAGCTTCAGTGTAGTTTTCATACTACCCCCTGATAGCGTAGTACTGATCCCTGTTATCAGATAATTCCCTGAAGTCGGATGGAGATTTCCTTTATCTGTAATTACGAGTACATTTACGTAATCATTTAATGCAGTTAGCGTAGGATCTCCTAATATAGTTAGAGTTGCCTCATGAGCGTAGACACTTCTAATTCTATAGTTCAGGATAGCTTTCATCATTGATGGAGATTTTCCTGAAGCATCTATAGTATCGATAACTTGAGCATTACTCCCTCCATTAGGGTTCTCTGCGTCTTTTATAGGGTTAGACATAGAATATTCTTCTTTAGTTTCTACATCTATGAATGTAGTAGTCAATCCTGTTGCATTGTATGTAGAAGAAGTAGCAGCTTCACCTACACTATCACCACTATACCCTACATCAACATCGAACGATAAAACTGGGCTATCTATACCCTTGCCGTAGATGTAAGTACGAGCAGCTCCTGCAGAAAGTTCCATTTTCTTAAAGTAGGCTGTAGGAGGTATAGTAGAGTTGTCTAGATAAAATCTGAAGCCTCCTGATCCATCTGATTTACTAGTAGCTAAAGGAGCTAATACTGAAGATATATAAGGTGTAGAGGCTTCTTCGATTAAGGTGAAACTCTCATTATTCGCTAGTACTATATCATTACTAGCTTCAAAATTTTCATCTAGTACTCTATAGCCTTTCTTCTTGCATATAGATTTTGCAGCTTCTGTAGGATTCGTAGTTTTCGTATCCATAGTAATCTCATCTATATAAGAATTCGAAGACACTCCAGTCCCTGTTAAAGTTATTGTAGAACCTGCAGGACTAAAAGTTGTATTGAATCCTGATACGACTACGCGATAAACTGGTGACTGTAACCCTCCTACGTATCCGTAGCTGAAAAACATAGATTCCCAATTCTGAGTAATTAAATACT